TTAAGCCGCGCACGGTAAGCCAAAATGCTCGGCAATCACATCGGCTAACTCACGTGCAACCAACCATTTTTTGCTTTGATAGATTGCCAGCTCTTTTGGATTGCTGATAAAAAACAGCTCCAAGATAATGCCGCCACCACTCACATACGCCAATCGACTATGCTGCCCACTCGATTGGTCTTTCCACCCACCCGCGTTGCCGCGGACGGGAATGCTCATCACATCACTGATTGCACTGCAAAGTTTTTGGCAAATTGCCTTGTCTTTTGGCTGTGCCAGTGCCTCGACGCCACCCGCTTGGCTGGTTGATGCCGCATTACAGTGGATTTCAATCGCCAAGTCGCTGCCGGGGATTAACCGCAGCGCTTGGCGCAAAGATTGGTTATCGTTGCCATCGCCATCGGTACGTACTTTGAGTCCAGCGCGCTCAAGATAGAGTTTGAGCATGTTACGCATGTCAGTTGCGATGTACGCCTCGGTGATGTTGCCGTTGACTGCGCCTGGGTCACCGCCGCCGTGACCCGCTGTGATTGTTACTGTTTTTGTCATACTTTATCCTTATAAAATAAAACCGCCTTATTTGGCGGTGTGGTTTTTGATAATGATGTTGATGGTAATGATGAGTATCAGACATCGTACAATCACTGTCCAAATTACTGGCTCAAAACCTGTAAAATCCGCCAGCGCGAGTAGCAGATAAATTGCAACAAATAAAACAAAGTTAAGTACATTGATGCGCGTTGCAGTGCAAACTTTGTGTGATAGCAGTGCGTAAGTGCAAATAACCAAACCGACAAACGGCACAGCGTCATTGATAAAGTCCATCATTTAGCACCCCCGAAAAAGGCTGCAATGCTTTTAAACTTACTGATTAAAAACTGCTTAACCGTGTCTTTAACCGCATCTAACAACTCTTTATCACCAAGTAGCTCGAAGATTAAATGCAGCAAAATCGTACCCGCTAATCCGCCAAAGAACGCTGTTATCATCAAAAAAAGTACGCTCGGTGTGCTCACTGCTACCGGCAAAATCAAAAATGTGATGACAAGCCCGGCAAGCATGGCAGTTGCGACTTTTGACCACTGACTACTGTCCAACTTTTTAACAAAATCGACGCGTAGCGATAGCAATGCGCCCATAAAACAAAGCACGATTGATGCTATCAAAAAATACTTGTACTCGATTTGCAGTCCCAAGTATTCGTGCGGCGTTGATAGCTGTATCGCTATGCTAACGCCGCTTACCACTGTACTAGCCGCAGCTAATACAGCAGACTGCGCAATTTTTATTGCGATGATGTTTTGCGGCATTTACGCCCCCTTAAATAAAAAACCCACTCGGGTGAGTGGGTTGTAAGCAATTTACATATTGTATGTCATGCGGCTTGTTAGTGATGGGATTGTGGCAGATGTCGATGGGCTTAACTTGCAGCGTACATCCAGCCATAAAGATTGATGATAAAATCGCACATAATTTTTGCATATCTCACCTATATTAATGTTAGGTCAACCAGTAACGGTGTTGCTAATTGTGGGTAGTCAAATATTTCGGTGGGTGATGGATTACCAGTGGAAAGATAGTACCAGTTGTGCCTTTCCCTGATCAGCACCCTGTCTACTCGAATCGCACTGCCCTCAATCCAAATCAAATCGCTACGCCAGTATTCATCCACATACCACTTCCCACCGCTTACTTTGCTGAGCCATTCGTACTTGAAGCCAAGTTTAGAGCGTAACAAAACACCATACTTACGGCTTGGGTCTATGGGCATACCGTCATAAATCTCACCCAATATTTGCAGATGTTTTAAACGACTGTCAAATGTAAGTTGTCCTGTATTCGGGTTATATATTTTCAATGCTGCTTGACCGTTAATAATAGCGTTTTGTGGATTGTCAAACACATAAAACACACAGGGCTTGTTCACTTTATCGGCGGGTGCTTGTACATACCTTACAGCATAGCTGCCATCGCTTTGTTGCTTTGTTTTCGCTACATATAACCTATTGTTAATTCCTCCTATTTCGTACACTAGAATAGGTATATCACCTCGATAGGAAAAGTCCACGGTCGACGAATCCCAAGACCAAGCACCTTTATCTGCCCCCATGTTTATAACGCTACTGAGTGCAAGATTTTGGTATGTATCATCAACTAAAACCTGCCTATTGCCATTGTATATTTTCACTCCTGCTGTCATACATAAATCCCATAAGCAAATTTAGTTGATGCCTGTTTGCGGTAAGTTAGCACGTTTTCAGATACCGTAAACTGTATCTCAGATATAGCGGTTCTTGTTTTGTTTCCAGACTGATAATTCTGCACTTGATAATCAATATCATCATCTAATAACATCCAAAATAACTTGCCGCCGCCCAAGTCAGGCACAGTGATAGTACCGCTAGTAGAGCTATCAGTGACATAGCCGACAATGCGGCTGGTCTGTGACGCGACGCTGAACAGCAGCTTTCCAGTGCTTTGGTCATAGCACTTTATATCAGCACTCATAGTAGCCCCATTTCAAGTAATAAACGCCCTTGCGGGTCGCGTAGCTCAATCTTTGAGCCTGTATAGGTAAAAGTACCACGGCTGTCAGATGTAGTGAGCGTTCCGATATTAGCCGACAGAGCCGACAGCGACGTAATGCTTGCCTTGTTAATCTTAGCAACATCGATTGAGCCGTTTTGTATCCATGCCGACTTGATGTAAGCACCCGCGGGGACTACAGTGCCGTTGATGGTCTGACTAGTTGCAAGCACCGTGAATGGGCTGTCGCCTTTGCCAGTACCGTCAGGTGGCGCGATGTAGAACCTGTCTGCACGGATAGCAAAATCCGACACAGTGTTTGATGACGCTAAACCAAACCCGCTGACACGCCCATTAACATCAACTTTAACTGTGTATTGGGCGTAAAGCCCGTTGATTGATTGCTGCTGAGTTTGTATGCTTGCTGTGTTGTTACCAACCGTGGATTGCACTGTGTCAATGCGGCTAGACAATGCGCTATCTGCATTAGCACGCGCGGTTTGCTCACTGGTGATTGACGCGGCATTACTATTAACACTTGCGGTCAAGCTATCGATACGCTGTGATAACGCACTATCACCATCTACTATCGCAGATTGTAGCGTCCAAGCCGTTGCTTGTTTAGTGCCACTATCTGCTGTCCAGCTATTACTATCAGCAGTTAAAGGCACAACCCTAGCATAAACGCCATCAAGTTTGGTGGATGCCGCTTGTAATTGACCGTCAATCCTGTCCGCTTTTGCAGTCGTTTCTTGCAATGCGCCCGCATCTGCTTTTTTGTTTAACGCAGGGTCAACAACCTCAGATTTAAACGTGCTGATTTTTTGGGCAATGGTTTGGTCGGTGGTAGCTTTAGTGTAGTAATTATCCATTACTAGCGCTAAATTACCACTTTGCGCTGCTTTGATAATATTTACATCGGTTGCCAATGCTGAGTATTTATCGCTAACCGCTTTAGTTTCACGCTGCACACTAGCAAGGCTATCGTTATACGTTGATGATACATTATCAATCTTTTGCGATAGCGCCATATCAGCCGTAGCATACGCAGATTGTAGCGTCCAAGCCGTTGCCTGTTTGGTGCCACTGTCTGCTGTCCATTGATTGCTGTCCGCGGTAAGCGGGGTCACAATCGCATAGACACCATCTAGCTTTGTCGCTGTGGCAGATTGCGCAGTAGTAACAGTTTTTATATCTGACTGCACGGCTGCTAGTGCATTGTCGTTAGAGGTTTTATAAGTGGTGATAACCTCAAGTGTTTTGCTATCACCACTTTGTCTGTCTTTGATTTCCTGCGTCAAGCCATCGCTGACAGATTTAACCGCAGTAATACGATTTTGCGTCTCTTGATTAATCGCGTTACTGCGGTTGGTAGCTTCTTGTGCTAATGCTTCAACACGGTCTTGGATTTCTTGTGACAAGCCTGTCTCAATCGTGGTGATTTTAGCAATCTTTGCGCCCAAGTCTTGATAAAGCTGTGACTCAGTGATTTGACCGTTTAATAAATCAAGCACTTTTTGAGCGTCAGCACTGGTGACACCTTTTACCCAGTTTGTCCACGGTGACGCATTGCCCAATTTATCAACGATGCGACCACGATAATACTGCGTTAAATTGCCTTGTAAACCGTTAATTGTCGCTGTATTAGTTGGGTAGGCATAAGTACCTAGCAACGCCACATTGGTATCGGGCGCACTTGCTACTTGTATCTCAGTGTAGTTAGTGTCGCTTGAGCCTTGAGCAAATAGCCAATCCAACTGCATACCAAACAAAATGCCTGTGGCTTTTAGATTAGCAAGGGTAGGTGGCGCACCGATTTTACCAGTCACTGCGGTGAGCATAGATGCGGCAAAGTTTGATACCAAATCAAATGCTGATACAGACGCAACGCGCGCTAGATAGTTACCACTGTAAACGCCATCAATTTCTATCGAGTTGTTACCCGTGCGCGGTACTTTTGTCCAGTTACCATCGTCTTTGCGCCACTCTACATCATACGCTACCGCACCGCTTACTTGCTCCCACGATGCAATCATGGTGGTTATGTTTTGCCCCTGCTCGACACGGTTACGCTGTGTGATTACAATGTTTTTAGGTGCATCGATGACGTTGGGTTTGATAATGCTAATCGATGTCGGCTCAACAATCGCGCCATAGTCAATGGCATCATACTTTTGCGGCTCGTGTTGCAATGCGGTGATAGTAAAGGTCACGTCATCTTGTTTGATGGATAGCACTCTAAAGCGCATGGTTTTTAAATCGCTGCTATCGACTGCCCATACGTTTTGAGATGATACGCCATCAAATGCCACTGATACCGTCACAGCGCGACCATTAACGGCTGATACAATTCGTCTTTGCGCCTTACCATCATCAGCATTAACGACAAGCGTATCACCTGCATTAACCGTAACATCACGGTCAAGCGTGACAGTTAAAAAATCACTCGACACGGCAGACACACGACCACCATTAGCGCGACCTGCTAGTACCTCGTCCGACACATTAATGATACTGCCAACAGTGGGGATAAAACCATCCAAGCCAGTTTTAAAAGTGACTGTGCGTGTCTCTAATTGCTCAGACTTTAATGCCCACAATCCTGCACGTTGGGCTTGCCCTTGTGACGTGCAGCCAACAATCGACAAATCAAGCACTTTGACGCCGTATTTAGCAATCGCGGCTTCATCGCGCACAAACTCATACTCGGTTTTAAACTTCTGCTCAGGGTTATCCCATGCCACTTTTGCAATAGTGTGGCGGTCTCGCGCTCGTGTGCCTGTGTAGCTAAATTCACCACCAACTACATTGGCACGGCTGAACGTATAGACAGGATCTTTGGGCAAATCCGCGTCAAGTACAATTTGCTCACCTTGCCAATAGCTCATCGCACGAAAGATTGATGCTAGGCTTTGTAGTACGCTAAACGCATCTTGCTGTGCTTGTAAGTAAACATTGACCGTAAAGCGTGGCTCTTGACCGCCTTTACCATCGCTTACCTGTTGGTCACAATATTGTGCAAGACTATACAATGACCATTTATCAATCATCGCGGCTGTGAGTCTGTTGCCTAAACCATACCGCCATTGGGTGCAAATGTCGTAATACACCCATGCAGGGTTATTGCTATACGCCTGTTTAAATGTACCATTCCAAACGCCCGTATAGGTGCGCGTCACTGGGTCATAATTACTCGGTACTGAGATGATTTTTCCCTTACAGCGCACGGATAATTTTGCGACATTGCTAAAGGTAGCCGCATTGTACTGTAAGCCAAGCATTGCCGTGTTTGGGTAGCGCAATTTAGCGTCAATAATCTCTGTAATCGCATCGATATACATTTTGTCTGAGATTAAATCACTTGTCGCATTAGGAGTTAGGCGGCGCACACGGATATTCCAAGTACTGCCGCGTGGCAAGTCAATGCGGTGGCTGCGCTCATATTTAGCGGATGTTTTATCACTGACTTTAGTTAGCAAAACTTGCTGATACGCACCGCCGTTAGTTGATAAATCAATAGCGTATTCGATGGTTATACCGTTTACATCGCCATTGGTTTCTTGCTTACGCAATGCAGCCCATGACAGGCGCAAACGTACAGCCGATAGTTGGCTGTTGGTAACGGTTTTAACGTATGGCGTACCACCTTTTAACTCGACATTGATATTAGTTTCATTTTCAACAGACGGGAAGCCTTTGATATACTCTTGGTCATTTGTGCCACTGCGAAAATCCCATACAACGGCATTATTGCCTTTGTCATCTTTAAAATTAGGATTGCCGCTATCATCAATCAATGGCGTATCATCAAGATAGATAGATTTCGCGCCATCGGCTAAACCGCTAATTTCACCTTCAGACAAGCCGTACAGGATTTTAAGATAGCTGATAGATGCGGCACTGTCTTTAGCGATAACTGGTTGCCGTTGTTGTTGTTGTCCTGCTTTTGCGCCTTTAATCGGCAGGCGGTTTACCATGTCGTGCATGACAACACCGTCTGGCAAGTAGTCAGCGTCACCCAAGCCTGTGCCATCATTTCGCCACTTAATACCTTTATATGCGCCTTTAATCATCTCTTACCCTTACATTGAGTCTTCTGCGTAGATACCGCCTGAAGCATAGAAACCGCCAATCTCACGCTCACCATAGAGTATTGGCACTGGATTGCCCTGCGCCACGGTAGTGACTGCACTACCAAACCCTTTATTTGCTTTATTGCCATCGGGGTCTTGATTGCTCATATCAACCGTTGGCATCAGTAGCCCAGCCACACCACCCATAAGCAGACCTGCGCCCGCGCCGATGAGTGCAGGGTTAAATCCCATCACCACACCTACACCCACCAATACCGCACCCGCCATCACTTGCAGCCAGTTAAAAGTACTGCCACCGCTACCCACAATGCGCGGCACAATATGGATGACATCGGTATCGGTTACGTTATCAATATCATTTTCAGTGATATTTTTTCGCCCTAAAAACACGGCAAACTTTAATCCTAGCTTGTCGCTCTCTAACATGAAGCGTTTAAATTCTGCGTTTTGACAGGCAATCGCATGGGTGGCTTCGCGCGCGGTTTGCACGTCAAGTTTGAAAAACTGCCCAAACTTTTTAGCTAAGATGCCGTGAAGCTTAATCGTTTTCACAAATAATCCTTATGTCGCAAATACACGACAGCACGTTTAGCCCACATTTCGCCCCATATTTCGCGTACAGACAAGCGACCATAAGGGTGATGTAAAATGATATTATCACCAACTACGCTATGCGTTTGCTCGCTGGTAAGCTGCCCATCACCTAGATAAATAACTGCATGATTAACGTGTTCAGTGCGACCTAAGCAGCATAAAATGCCGTCATGTTTTTGTAGTGGTGTGATGGTAGGGTCAAACTCGATAAATCCCTCATTTTTGAAGTTATCAAGATACAGGCTAGGATTGTCTTTTAACTCCCACCATAAATCATCGCGTGCATAATCGCTAAGTCCAATGCCACACTCACGATGATAATAATCGCGGCACAAACTATAGCAGTCTTGTAGTCCATGATAATACTCTCGTCCTAGCAATGGGGCTGTGTAGTCAGTGGGTTGATGGATAGCAAAATCGCCCTGCGGATAACCGACAATCACCCACGGTACGCCATGCAATGCCATTTGCGCTTTATCGACTTCGCTAGCCGCGCTTGAGCCATCGGGATGACTATGCACGATAGCGGTAATCTCGCCTTGTTCACTGGCTGCTACATAGTCTTGCGGACTAATGGCAAATTGGCTATCAAGGGTAGATTGATTGGTGCAGGGGATATAGTTACCACCGACAATCAAGCCGCAACACTCTCGCGGATATTCGGACTCTGCGTGTTTTAATATCGCTGTCTTGAGTTTTTTAGTAAGTTTCATTTTTCGCCCATAAAAAAACCACCAGTGACGGTGGTTTATGAGTTGATTTGTTTGCTAACGCGATAAATATAAATCAAAAGCTTGATGTATTGCATCGTAAACTTTACCGATATTTCTACAAGCTAAATGCTCTTCCAATGTTAGACTGCCTATGACGATTTGCGGTTTTTCGTACTGCAAACCCAGTACCTTAGCGTTGTAATCACAGATTTCGGTTATATTAGCTAAATGCTCACTAAGTTGTACGTCGTTTTTGCTAAAGTCAGTTTGTATTAACTTAATGTTGTCAGTATTGCTTGTTTTAGCGATTGTCAAAAAAATATCATTAATCGCCTTATCAGCAGATAGTAGGGTGCTATTTAAATCAAAATTTTTAAATTCAGCTTTCATCATTACCTCCTTTTAATTGTTTTGATTATTATACCACTTAACTCAAACTACTACTTGGGAAGCCGCCAAAAGGCAGTGGATTGTTTTCACCAAATCTGATTTTGCAGGATTGGATTGTGCCGCCACATTTATCAAGGGATGGGTTGTTGGTAGGCTCGTTTTTCTCGGTGAACATGGCACTCCCCATGTAAGAGCACTCCTCACCACGATACCGCCCTGTAACGCACCAGTGGCAGTAATTTGTGATTTCTCGGCATGGGATTTTCGCGCCTTCAAAATCGACTGGGTTTGATAATTCAAAGCTGACTTGACTGTGATTTTCGGATGTTTTTTGCTCGACATACCAAATTTGCCGCTTGTACTCATTGGCTGCCGATGGGTTGCCACTGGCAAAATTAGCTGCGTCTAAGTATTTAGCAAGGGTGGTGATGACGGTTAGTTTTGCCCCTGCAAAATCATTAAAATGCAGACACAGCGCAGACACAGCACGATTGATGCCATTGATTGTGTTGGCTAGTACAAGGCTCGGTGTTGATGCTTTGCCATCACCGCGTAACTCTAAGCCGTCCGATTGTATGGCAATCGGTGAGTAAACTTGCCCCTGCCAAATAATGTCGCGCATGACAACTTTATCTGTGCCAACCGTATAAACATGGTCTGCTTTGAATTTATTGCTATCGGCTCGCCATTTATTGCTATCAGCCGTCAAGTCATAGATACGCTGCCAATCTTCCCATGTGATATGCCCATGCCAATAAAAAACGCCACCGCCTAAGCGTGTAGCGTCTAGTTGATACAGTGTGACAATACCAGCCACACTGAGTTTTTGAAAATCGCTATTCAGCATTGGTGGTTACCGTATTTTCTTCAGTGGCAAAAGGCTCGATATCAGATTGCGGCAAAGCTTGTAAACGTAAATCAATCCAACGAGTTGATGGGATATCACGCGGCTTTGCGATGTTTGCTACGATATCACCTGTTTCTTCATCAAACATTTTTGCATACGTTTTGACGCTGATATCGTTGTTTGCAAGCTGCTCATAAACAACAGCGACAAGCACGTTACCATTTGCATCTTTTGGCATCTCGATATACCAGCCTTCTTGTGCAAAACCTGTACTACCTTTGACCAGATAATCACCAACGCCTAGTTTTTCAAACGTGATATTTTGCTGTTGTGCTTCATCGTTTAATTCGATTTTGTCAGCAAAGAGTTTGACAATGGGTGATGCTGCTTTAATAAAGCCGTTGCTGTCAGTTGTTGTATTATGATCTCCATAAAGCTTATAAGTTGCAATTGCACCATTATACGCTGCTCGCACCATGACCCCTTTGTTAGCAAACCGCCCTACTAGCAATTGCGTCCAATGCGGCTCCCCAGTACCTGCCCAGTCTGCGTTTTTAAAGTGTACGGCGTTCCATGTTTCGTACCATGATGCAAGCTGCGATGGCGATACATCAACATTGCTGTTAGTCAGTGTAATTTGATTAATTGGTACGCCGATATTGTATGCACCTACTTCGATTACATTGCCCGTAGCTGTACCTACTAAACGGCTGGCTGCATTTGCATTATCCGCAAAGTTTTGGTTAATCTTAGTAAAACAAGTACGTGCTGGGTCGCCAGTGCCATCATTTTCCGATTCGCCTACTTTTACCATTTGAATTGCCATATGTTATCCTTAGCCAAAAAATGGCTCAAATTTAAGTGAGATTTGCCAAAAATTGCCCTTACGCTGTGGTGTTGAGTAACCGCCACAGGTGTATTGCTTGGTTTGTCCGTGTGGGTCAGTCCACAAAAACGGTAGTGCGCCCTGGTGAGCATCGATAAAGTCCATGATTGGCTGTATCACCGTTGCCAAGTCGCCTGTCTTTGTGCCTGACCATGATTTGCGTTTGTTGTTGATGCCGTGTGTCGAGTATTGCGTATAGCCATCACCAAACTGCACTTTATTGACGGCAAACTGGGTGTCGCTACCGGCACCCATATCCATGCGCCAATTAAACACTTGTAACGCCATTATCGTCTCCGGATTTCTTTGTAAATCATTCCATTTTGTCCAAGTTCGGTTTTCACGACTTTAAGCGCCACTGCCGCCATTGCATCACCCATATTTTTGCCGAGCTGCTGTTGTGACTCGACACTGCTGGTGCCGTCGCTGTTGACAGTGACGTTGACATTGATGTTAGTATCACCGCCGATGCTTTCACCCTTGCGGATACGGTCAAGATTTTTGACGCCAATCGCTTTGGTGGATGGGGCATCAAAGACGTACTCTTGACCATGCACGTACCCAGCTCGGGCATTGGTGGGGATGTTGCCTGTGTAGCCGCCGTCCATAAAGCCTTGCATTTTGATTTGCTGGGCAGCTGTAATGATTTTTAGCATTTCAGCGCCAGCCACAGATGCAGCGGCTAACTTCTGGGGCAAGGTTGCGCCCTGTGCCCAGCCGTCTGAGATGGCTTTGTACATATTTAAGCCCGCTTGCGCCATGACAAACGATTGCGACAAGGCAAACAGACGCTTGTAGCTGCTCGATGTTTCGCCAAGCATGATTTTGCCCATGTTGGCGACACTATCGATAATGTTTGCTGACTGTGTCGCTTGCAGCTGATAACTCGCGTACCAATAGTTTTGCTCAGCTTTGGCTTTGGCTCTTTCCGCTTGCTCAACGGTGGCCACCTCCTCAGCTTTGGCTTTTTTGATGATTTCAATTCGCTGATCAAGCTGATTTTTTAAATTTAACAGCTCAGTCGTGCCGTTAAACTCTGCCATCATACTGTTGTATGGGTCGGCAGCGCTTTTACGGGCAATGCGGATTGCATCGTTTTGCTGACCAGCTAAGGCATTACGCAAGTCTGATTTTTGGGCATCATTGATATCAGTACGCATATCAATCGCACTGCGGCGCGCAGTAAAATCATCGCGGATTTTTTGCACCTCTGACTTGGCGTATGATGTGATGCTTGATAGTTCAGACTCAAAATCACGTCGTGCTTTATCAAGTGCCACTTGCTCAGCTTGATTAATCGCGTCAATTTTGGCTTGGCGCAAATTGGCGTCCATCGTGATGTTGAGGGCTAACTCGTCACGCTGTAACTGAGCCTCCGCTTTGATGTTTTCAATCGCCGTTTAATGCCCAGCATTGGCAGCTTGGCGCTCTTTAGCCTCTTGCAGGTCAATTGCTTTTAGCTTCAGGTCGCGTTGCTCGGCAATACTATCCATCGCCAATATTTTTTGCTCAAGCGTTGCTTTGCTGTCATTTGCAGCGGCGCGGGCTTCAAAGTTGGCATTTTGGATAACTAGCTCACGTTCTGACTTTTTAAAGTCGGTAAACGCTGCCACTTTTCTGGCTTGTGCAAGCTCGTACTCATTGACGTCATGCGCGTAGTCCGCCGCCTCTTGATCTAGCAATCGTTTGCGCTCTGGGTCGTTTGGATTGGTGTACGTCTTTTTAATCTCTGCGACGTTTTTTGCGTGTTCGGCAGCGCGTCTTTCAGACTCGACAGAGTATTTGGCTTGTAGGGCAAGTTTTTGCTCTTCGAGTTTTTGCTGATTTTGGGCTTCGTTTGCCATTGCACTAGCGATATCATAGCCGCCGTCAATTGCCTTACCCCCATTCATAAATGACAAGTAGCTGCGCACATTTTTGACATAGCCAAACGTCTGCCCTTTGGCAAACCGATTTGACATGATGGTATCCCACTTAACTTTTTGGACATTACCCTCACCTGCATTATATGCAGCGATGGCTTTGTCTAAGTCGCCAAACATGCGTAGATGCTGAGAGAGATACTTGGCGGCAGCTTCGGAGGCGACGGCAGTGTTACGCTCCTGTCCTGCAATGCCAAATCGTCTTGCAGTTGCTGGCATAAACTGAAATTCGCCTTTCGCACCGACGTAGCTAGTCGCATTTGGATTGCCTCGGCTCTCTTGCATACTGATAGCAGACAGTAAGCCAGCTGGCAGCCCATAGCGTTTTTCAAGCTCGCTGTAGCTGTATCTGCTTGCATGCGCCAAGACAGTGCTATTAACTGGTAATGGCGCATACTTGCCGCTTGCCTGCTCTTTAGCTATTTTTTCACGCTCTTTAGCAAGCTCTTTTTCTTTCTCCTTGTTATCTTGGATTTGTTTACCAGTTTCACCAAGCATATTTTTATATTTTTCAGTGGCGATGGTATAGTTTGTTAGCTGAGTCACCTGACTATTGGCTCGACCGCTTGCACCCAGATTAAAAGTGGCTTCCATTGACTTATTGACATCAGCGACGATACTTTTGGCGTCTTCCCATGCTGATTTCATGATGTTAAATGCATCAAGTGGATGTAAGATAGCAGCGCCCATAGCACCAGCATAGCTGCCAATAAGCTTAAATATACCTACCACGCCATAGCCAGTAGCAACAATAAACTTAAAACCTTCTGCTAAAGTTTTGCCTGCTGCTGCTGCTTGCTCTTTTAGTGTGGTGTCTTTAACCATGTTAGCTGCTAGATCACTTAAGACTGGCATAAACTGCGCAGCAATTTGGTTTTTCACACCTTGATAAGACATGCCTAATAATTTGGTTGATGTTTGCAGGTCTTGCGTGGCACGGATGGTTTTTTCATCCATTTTGGCACCCACGTTTTCAGCGGCTTTTTCCCATGCCTTAAAGCCTGCAGCATTGTCCTGTAACAGAGGGATAAGCGCTGATGCCTCATCTGCCACGGCTTCCATATAGAAAACCATTTCATTTTGACTGAGATTGGCTTTTTCGAGGCTGTTGTAATACAGTTGAAGCGCGTCGGGACCTGACAATTTACGAAATTCGTCAGCAGTTACACCGACTTTAGGCGCGACATTGTCAAAAAATTCTTGCATCTCACCGCCGCCAGTGCTCAAAAAATCACCGACTTTATCCTGCGTATCTTTAAAGATATCGCCAAGTTTATCCATCTCGATACCAGTGGCAGTAGCACCGATAGTATATTTTTGGATAGCTTCGGCAGATGTATTTGATTTCAGCGCGACTTGATTAAGTTGGCTTGCTAATTCTATTTGCTCTTTAATCAATGCGCCAATGGCTGCCGCGGCAATACCTGCGCCAGCGGCAGCATAACCAAATGCGACTTTTGCTTTTTCGCCATAGTTGGTTGTTGCTCGCTCTTGATCTGCGATAGCATCAACTTGCGCTTGTGCACGTTCACGTGCTTGAGCCAAATATCGTTGCTCATCGGCACTGTTAAATCGCGCGGCACGGATACGCTCAACCTCGTCAGTCAATGACATCTCGATGCGGCGGTGCTCAGACGCATATTGCCGCTCAATCTGTAGACGTGACTGGGCTTGTTGTTGCTGTTCACGCTGTAATTGTGCCGCTGCTCGGCGACTAACCGCACTAACCTCTTGGATTTCCTGTTGAAAACGGGCAGAGTTAGCGCTAATTTCAATGTCTAGACGTGATAAGACAGCCATTTTCAACTCCTTAAATTTTGGCAATAAAAAACCCCATCGGATGACGGGGTTTATTTATTTTATTTGATTGTATTACCAGTTTTTATCAATGGTGCCAGACTTCACAATATCGTTAGACAGGCTGTTGATAGTTGCATCCAAGACAGATTTAGCTTTTGCTTTATCTTCATCTTTGTAAATTTGATAATTTGACTCAGCAACTGGCCCCATCAAAGCACTATATCCCGCTGGATAATGCACATTTAAATCATCAAAAGTAACTCTTGCTCTGTTATCTTTGGCGTCAACTTTAAAAGTAAACTCCAACGAGGGTTTGATACCTGACGCGCAATTTATTCCACTACATTGATAAGGCATATTACCTTTACCAATGATGCTGCCAACTGTTTTATCTTGATATTGGATAACTGAGTTGGCAGATTTAAAGTTTTTTGCAACCCATTGGCGAGCGCCTTCATAAACCATATCTTGTTTAACATTAGGCACATCTACAATGCGCTGATAGCTTGTCATAGGCTCGCTGGTGGGTACTGTAGCACAGCCAACCATCATCATTACAGGTAAAGCTAATAAAACTAATCTTTTCATGCTGTAATCCTTTTTAGCAACAATTGTGTAAGATTACAGCATAAAACAAAAATCAACTTTCATCAAACAACATTTTAGTCATTGCCTCGGTTTCAGCTCTTAGCCGTTCAATCTCAGCTTCGCGCTCACGTTCAGCAGCGACCTCAGGCGATACTGGATGCGGGTCAACAAACAGATAGTCTTTTAACGGCATTGACTCGCCGCCCATCCAGTGCGTTGCCAATTGCAATAGTTTTGCAAACTGGGCATCCATCCGATAATTGCCGAATGGGTCAATACGGTCATACGCTATCCACTCTATCAATTCATCGTTTGATAGCTCATTGGATAGCTCATTGACCGTCTTGCCCAATTGCATGGCTAACTTAAACAAAAACCGCCGATTAGGGCGGTTTAGGAGTTTTTTTCGGCTTCATCCACTTTTTCAACCGTGATGCCGTTGTATTCGTTGTACGCGTTGAATACAGGCATGACGATACTTGCTGGATAGTTGGCGATGGCAGCGATGTCTTCGTCTTTATACAGGCGCTCGCCTTTTTCATCGACCACGGCATTGGCAAAAATCACTGCGCGAAATGGCTGCTTGTTTTTGTTTTTACCAAAACTTGCATCTTCCATTGCTTCGCGCTCGGCGACGGTTTGGATTTTGACATTGACGTCACCGCCCAATGCGGGTACATACACAGACTTGAATGATACTTGAGAGGCGGCAGCGATTGCCGATGCGATAGCAGCTTTTGATAATAGAGCCATGATTATATCCTTGGTTTATAGGTATTTAGTGGGTTAAAAGGTTGAAATAATGAAAGGCCAAAAACCCAGCGTTATGGCTGGGTCAATGATGTGGTGATTGGTGTCACATTTGAGATGGTAAGCGTGCCTTTTTTACGCAGTTTTTGGGTTTTGGTTTCGGTCACTTCTTCCCATTTCATAAGCTGCGCGTCAAAGGTTTTGCCTTGTTTTGCTTGCGTAAGAAAATACTCAAAGTACCCATAGCTGTTGTCTTCAAACATTTTGTCAAGCTTCATGTGCGTTGGGTCTTTTGGGTCGTAGACGATTTCAAATTCAACATCACCGTTTTTCTTAAAGTTAACGATTGCAAACTCTTCTTGCGTGTCATCGGTATCGGTGATTTCGTCTTTAACTTTCTCTTGCGAAATAGGCGCACATTTTTGCAAGTGAGGGATTTTTTTATAACCCGTTTTATCGCCGACAGTGTCGAGACCAAGGGTATAAAAACTATCAACTAAATTTTCTTTTGCCATGTGTTAGCTCCTAAAAGGTTGTACCCCAGACATGGATGTCTAAGGATTGGCGGAAAATCTTTGGGTTGGGGTCAGGCAGAGATTGACGGCTGCCAATCTCGGCTTTAATGTTGTTGAGCGCATTGATGACTTGTAGCATCAACACGTCAGTATCGCTATACGATGGGCTATACACATCAATTTGCATCAATGCGTATTCATGCCCTTCAAAGCCATCATTACTATTTTCTGGGTTGCTAGATACTAACGTATAGACAATATAGCTTTGCCCAGCAATGGTTTTGGATTGGCTTTCAGGGACAATGACAGGATAGACACGCCCAGCAACAAGCGGATTTAATGTCTGAAAAATCAATTTGCTTGCGTTCATGGGCTGCCTGTTAATTTATCAATGCGCTTGTGCATCTCGTCTTTAAAGCGCTCAACTACTTGCTGCCAAGTCTGCTCAAAGGCGGGTCGTAAAAATGGTATTGCTGCCATGTTTGAGTTGCCATGCTCGACAAAATGCCAATAATAGGGGTATGGTGCAGCGCGGTTTTTTTTGCCGACTCGGATAGTGACAGTTGGGTCAAGACGGTCTTTGAGTCGTTGGCGCTTGACGCTGTTTTTCATAGTACCGGGTTGGATAAGCATGTATTCGCCCGTCTTGCTGTTGCGTAAATTATGCGCAGCTTCAGACACCGCTGCATTTTCTTTTGCTTTTTTCATCATGGGCAAAGATGCCGCCATCAACGACTGCTCAATGACTTTGCGCTTCATGACGTCGGTCAGCTCAGCAAGTTTGTCGTCCAGCTCGTCAAGTCCTTGGATTTCAAATGCCATATCCATTATTTTTGCTCACATAACACCATAATTTTTTTGTCAGCGGGTACCGGCATCACACTGGCCACTGTGTAGGTTTGGCTGGTCTCAATCAGCCGGATTTTGTCCGTGGATTGAATATCGGTTTCTATATCAACATAAAGTTTGGCAGTGATGTTGACGCCTTGCACTTTGCCTGTGATAGCCGCATTGGCCGAGATTGGCAGCCACTCGCAAAATACGGTAGAAACGACTGACGGTTCACCATCAACCGGTTCGCCATAGTCATTGGTGGTAGCAATTGAGCGCAAAATCTCGATGGGCGTTTTAAGTTGATTTCGACTAAGACGCGCCATAATTAATCCAATTTAATTTTGTGTTTGGTTAAACTGCCATGTGATTGGCGCTGCTGGTCAAATCGTTGGCGCATCTGTTTTTGCTGCTTGTATGCCATCCGCCAAAACGGTATTGCGACAGTGACAAACATAACGATCGCAATCAGCCCAATAAAACCAACGGCTACCAGTAGATAAAAGATAAGCTCTAGCATTTACACTCCCATCCGTCGGTATTTGCTGATAAGCCGCTCAAACGCGGGATTATCATAAATTTGCTCTGCTTGTTGGCTGCCACGGTAGTCATACAGTGAGCCAATCATCAGTAAAATGGCTTGTCGTAGCGGCGCTTTAAGCTCGCCGTTTTCATTGATACATTTGACGTCATCAAGTGAGCGGTCAATAGTGTCCTCGACGTTGGTAATCGCCGTTGGTATCAAACTGGAAATATAATCATCATTAACCGTATGAGTGATTGCCAAATGTTTTTTGACTTCAGCAAGGGTGATTTCTGGGTTAATCATGATTAGATTCTCAATTACTATATCTAGTGGTTAAGCTGCTCATAAAAGACACAACATATAGATTTAATAAAAAAAGCCTATCAATCTGACAGGCTTTTTTGGGTAAGGGACTGATTTAGACCAGTCTTTTGGTTAGTCGGTTAAAACGGCTGGTGTGGCATCTAGGTCGCCAGTCACACACGCATCAGGCATAATCACACCAAACGCGGCGCGCATTTCGGCACGGATAGTTACCAAGTTTTTGATAAAGTTGTCACGGTCTTCAGTGGATAGCTCGACTGCGACATCTTCGCGGATATAGCCTTCAGTCGCCATGACCACGTTACCAATCCAGTATTTACCTTTTGGCATACCGGCTGATTGGATGACGCGGACGCCCCATAGTACAGGCGTTACCGTCGCACCTGGTGAGCCAAAGATATAGTGACCGTCGGTGCCTTTGGTGCGTTCAATCACAGACCAGTCTTCTGGGTTCATGATGACCGCATCAGGTGGTACATAGCTTGCAAATGCCTTGGCTTTTGCCGCTGATACGGTATCGATTGGGTTATTCAACGCTGGCAAAACGATTGAGTTGCCTGTTTTTAGCAAACCGCTAAATGACGTGGTGTTGCCGTTGATAACCAGATACTCAAGTTTTAAGCGGATGCCATACGCCATACGACCGCGGATATACGCCACCAATGCGGGCATATCATTAAGGAGCTGATTGGTCACACGCACCCAATGCGCGATGACACTGATAGTCAGCTCTTCAACTTTAAAGTTAAGCTCTGATTCAGGTTTAGTTTCACCCTCTGGTACCACATCCGCCATAAAGTTATGGGCAGACTCTTTAAGCAGTGGGATAAGTGACTCAGTCACTGGCGTCCAGTTGATCAGCTCAACGATTGTCAGCGGCTGAGCAACGACTTCCTGCAAACGTAACGCTGTGTCGTTAAGGTGCGCGGCATTGCCTGAGATGGTGCCGAGTCCGATGGTGTTACGGGTGTTAAACTCACCGTCAAGTACCATTTTACCGCGTGCTTTGGTGATTGCCTTGGCTTGGTTCAGTACATCTTCATTGCGCGCAAGCAATGCGCCGATATCGTTGGCATCGTTACGGCCTTCAAGCACACCTTCGACCAGTTTTTGCTCAATGTCAGTCAAGCGACTGGATAGGTCGTTGGCTTTTTCGACTTCTTCAGTCAGTTTTTTGAGCGCGTCGCGGGTTTCTTTGTCGGCTGTGCCGTATTCGTCGATGGCTTTTTGGTGAGTTTCAACCAGTTTGTCAACTTCAGCCAAACGGGTTTTGAGTTTTTTGGCGATGTCTTCAAGTTCGTTTGGCGTTTTGTCGTCACGGGTTGCCAACGGGAATTTGTGTTGTAACGCTTTACTGGTGATGCCAGCAGTGGTAACGCCAACGGCGATGGCGGATAAATGAGTGTTTTTCATAAAGTTTCCTTGTCAAATGGTGAGGTTTGGGTAATAAAAAAGCCCCATCATGTGATAGGGCTTTTTGAATTTTGAAATGAGTGATTAGGCTAGTGAAGGTAATCGAATTGGTCTGGGCTTATGCAAATTATCATCAAAAATAAAATCTTTGCCAAATAACGGCGGGTCTTTTGGACGATCAGTCATGAAAAATTTATCCGTCCACTTACTGGCTATTACTTTAATGCCCATAAAAGCAGAAAATGGCATAGGTTTATTTGGCGATCCAGTCGCTAATGAAGATAACTCTTTATATTCATTTTCGCTTAAAACTATAATGTCTGGGTCTTTGCCAAAATCAGCTTGATAGCGTACTAATGTTGCGATGATTTGCTCAGATAAAGTCATACTTAAACTCCAAAATCCAAGATATCCGCCACACTGCGCATGGCTTCAACATCTGCCTGTGGCGTTGGGTGTAGCACATCATCCAATTTGCCGATAAATGACCGCGCTTGCTCTTCGCTCAAGCCCAAACTGTGTAGCATCCGCGTGGCGTCCGCTTCGCTTTCCATTTGCTCAATGTTCTGCGTATCTGTACGGGCATCACGGTCACTTGGCTCATCGACAACGCTGATTTCGTAAAGGTCAGCGCGTTTGATGATGATGCGATCCGCTTGCTCTTCATAATCCATCGGTGAGACGGGATAAAAGCAGATGGATAGCCCATCAACGGTGCCATGCGCCATCATTGCTTTTAAGTCTTCAGCGATACTTAACCCTGCGGTCAACTCACCGGTGACTTTTAGTCCCGTGTCATCTTCTTCAAGTTTGACCCATTTACCCACACGGCGGCGGATGGGTGTGTCGATAAATTCGCGCCACCCGTGGTTATAGTACATATAGACTGATTTGGTACCGGCGTTAACCGCAGTCACCAGGTCAGTAAATGCGCCACGGGCAAACTGTTCGCCATAGGTATTGACGCTGTCCCATTTGACCGCGTAACCCGTAAATTGATACGCCGCTTTTGGACTTTTGCCAGACGAAAAGCGGATATTGCTACTCTCAATCGGTAGCAGTCGCACCGGCATATCGCGGTTAGGTCGATTGCGTGTTTTGAGTTGAGTCGGTTTTGACATTATTAATTTCTCTGTTTGATTCGCTGATAACTTCAAGGGTGCCCATGTTGATTTGCATAAATAGATGGTCGCCGCCCACCTGAGGTGGCAAGCCTTCATTGCGTCGCACTTCGTTTGGTGTTATCTGCCCGCTGGCGATAGCGCCGCGATACGTTTCAACACGCTCTTTAAGTGATGCCCGCAATACCGCATCGGCATTAAATGCAAACTCGTATTTGCCCCAGTCTTTACGTGGTAGCAAACTGATAAGCATCGATAACTCGATTTTTTCAAGGTACGGGCGCAAGTTAAACTTATAAAATGCGTCAATAATCGACTGGATACCCGTGCCCCAGTTGCTCGACTGGGAGCTGTCATTAATCAAAATCGATGGCACGCCAAAGATACGCCCAATCTCTTCGATGCTATAACGCCGTGTGCTCAACAATTCGATATCGCTTGGCGTCAAACTAATCGGCTCAAAGCGCATATCAAGTGGTAAAACTGGAATAAACGTCTCTGCACCGCTGGTTAATTCGCCAATTTCTTTGCGTAAATCATCGCGCTGGTCTTTGGTCGGTGCGCCTTTAGTCATCAAAACACCTGACGGCTTGGCGCCATTGACCATCAAACTGGTAACTTTATCATCGGCGCTATCGGCAACTGCAATCGCTTTGCGTGCATGCGCCAAGGGTGACATGCCGATAAAACCTGTGCCAAATAACTTAACGTGCCAAATTTCGTCGGGCGTATAGTCCTTGGCGGTCTTGATACCAACATCATCGGTCAAAGTACGTCGATAAATGATTTTATTTTTATCAACAATCACGTCCATGTTGGCCGAGTTGACAATATCAAGACTGACAATATTATCGCTTGACTTGCTTATTTTGCCTTTGATGACATACGCATTGCCGCTACTCACCAGATTGAGCATCAGCTGCTCAAAAAACTCTATACGGGTTTGCCGTGCATTGGGCTTAAAACGTATCAAATTCATCACATCATGATCTGCTATAGTGCGATTACCATCTTTATCGATGGCGTACATCTCAAGCGGTAGGCTTGCCACTGTCTCTGCCAAGAGTCTAATACTGGCAAATACGGCAGATACGGTCATTGCGCTGGCAAACGTGACGTTTTTACTTGTTTTGCTATTGCCTGTGATAGGCATGGCAAACTGGCTACCCTTTGCAGGGTCGCTTGGGGCGTTTATTGATATGCTCCCAAGTGTGCTATATACACTCATGCTCTTACACTCACAAAATCAGATAAATAATCGTCAAGTTGACTGCTAAAATCGTTACTCGGTAAATTGCCGGTTTCAGCAAAATGATATGCTCGGTTGGATGCGATAATCCCAGCCAACGCGGGGTCAATTTTGCTATCGTCAGACTCTTTGCGAGGGAATATGTTGCCATTGGCGTCGGCCTTGACCGTCACATTACCCATACCCCACGTCAGCACTGGATTATTTGGGTGATGCAGTCGCCCCGCTGTCAACATTGCAGACACCCACTTCATAGGTTCAGATAAATGCTTGACGTTTTGGGGTACTTCGACCATGTTGACGTTGTTTTCGATGGCACGCATCGCAAAATACACCGCGTTAAATGGGTCATAACCGCACTCAACGATGTCATAGTTTTGATTGTCATCGTACAAATCACGCTCGATACGCTCAAAGTCGGTGATGTTGCCATCGGTGACGGTAAGCCAACCTTGCCGCTCCCACATTTGGTACAGCTTTTGGTTGCGGTGCTGGGCATCCAAGCGCGCGCGATTGATGTAATTGTCACTAAACCAATAGTAATGCTGCTCACCATCAATCGTGCGCACAAAGATTTTATTTTTGGCTGCCAAGTCTTGCTTGGATGCCAAGTCCAGCCCCATAAAGCATGGGTCATTGACAAAATCAGACTCTTTTAAGCTGCTATCACCCGCTTTTGCCCACAAATCCATGTTTAACCAGCCACTTCGCGCGGCCACCCAAACACAAAGATGCTTGGTTAAAAAGTCGGTTAACGCTTCAGGGTCAATCTGGGCACGGATACAAGCTGCTTCAAGCGCGTCTTTACTGACAGATATGCCGTAGTTGGGGTTGGCTTTTCGCCACGTTTTTGGGTCTGTCCAGTCGTCGCCATCATCCATGGTAAAGATAATGCCAAAGTAACGGTCATGACTTTCAACGCCTGACAATACTTTAATCACCAATGTGCGCTGCTGATAGCAAACGCCGTCAAGGTTAAAGCCCGCGGTAGTGATGGCAAATAACAGCGGTTGGGTGCGTGCCCCCATACCCGTTGCAATGACCTCGTAAGTGTCATTGGACTTATGCGCGTGTAATTCATCGATAACGCCGCAATGCACGTTAAGCCCGTCCAAGTTGCCGCCATAATCACGACTGACTGGCTTAAATGTCGACATGCTTTTTTGCTGACTTACTGCATGACTTGATACTTCAATGCCCATCGCTTTTTGCATGTCGGGACGTTTACGTACCATGCCTTGTGCCGTTTCAAATACAATGCGTGCTTGGTCGCGGGTTGTCGCGGCACTATAAACTTCTGCGCCCTGCTCGCCATCTGCAAATGCCATGTAGAGGGCGATGCCCGCCGCCAACGTAGACTTGGCATTTTTACGAGGCACCTCAATATATGCGAAACGAAAGCGACGATATCCATCAAAATCCACCCAGCCAAACAAGTTGGCAACAATAAAAATCTGCCACGGCTCAAGCAATATCAGCTCTTTTTTATTCGCCAATTCGCCCTTGATGTGTGGCATTAGCTCGATAAATCGGCAAGCTTTTTCGACGCGCTTGATATCAAACTCAAACTCATAACCGGACTTTTGCGTTTTTGCTAAGTCATCAATAAATCGCTGACACGCTTGACGGACATATACACACGCATCTACCCTGCCACTTACCACATCGTGAGCGTACTCACTGGCGATATTGGCGTATGCGATGATGTCTGTCATGTCAAAATTTATGTACCTGTAAATTGCTCAAAGTCACTACCAAACAAGTCGCCTTGCTCGGTATTGACTTTAATTGATGAGCGCGCAGCTGGCGTCATGCCAAACTCGCGACCCAAGGCGACCATTTGCTTTTGCAGTGAGTTGCGTAGCTGAAATAAAACGGACTGCACTTCAAAGCCGTTTGGTGTGGTTGCCATACAAGCCTCAATGCTGTCTAGTTTTTCGCATACCTCACCATAGCGGGTGGCGGTCTCGACGTAGCTGCCAAAGATGTCGCCATCGATGACAGTCAATAATCCAAGATTGACCAGCTCTGGTCCGATTTTGTGCCATTTTTTGCGCATTTTGGCATCTAGCCACTCTGGGCAGTTTGGCATTCCCAGTTCTGGTTGCGCTTGTTGCTTGAGTGCGTCGCGGTCGTCACGAATACGGCCGCCTTGCAGCACTTTTAGCTGTGTTGGTTGACGTGGACGTGCCATTTTTTCACCTAATTTGTTGATTTTATTGGGTATACCCCCTATGGGGTTTTGACCATGCGTAAAAAAGACGGGGGCGACGGTCTTTATCGGTGAAGCCGTTTACTTTAAAACCGCCCCACCCGCTTTGCCGTTGGGTAAAAGCGCGGTCGTCAATTTGCGGTCGATGGTTGCTGTCTTGATGTCATGGCATGACTTGCATAGCGGCTGCCAGTTGTCTTGATCCCAAAAGCGGCTTTGGTCGCCGCGGTGTGGGATGATATGGTCAACGACTGTGGCAGCGACAATCATGTCTTTATCCTGGCAATGTTTGCAAAGTGGATGCTCATCCAAAAACGCCAAGCGCGCTTGATTCCACCGATAGTCATATCCGCGTTTGTGTGCGGATGGTCGTTTGTCTTTGGTTCGCTCACGTTTGATGGGTGCATCAGTGGGTCTTGGTTGATGCGCAGGGCATTTGCCATTGGCGGTTGCTTTGGCATTGCAGCCGGGATGACTGCATAACTTAGCTGGTGCAGTTGGCATACTTTGCCCCAAATAAAAAAGACTCATAGCGGTTAACTATGAGCCATAAAAAAGCTACCGGGAGGATGCGGTAGCTTTGATAGAGTTTTTGATTATGAGAAAATCATAGTATTTTTTAAGTCATTTGGCAATATAACTCAAATCAAACTGTCATCTGTAATTGTATCGCACGGCTTACTGCGTCTGTGTTTGAGCGTATTTTATCAATGATAAAATTAGTATATTTGCACAGCTCGTTACGACTCCAAGACTTTTGTGGGATGCCACAAAACGCTGAACGCTGACAGCCTGACCATGTGTATTTGTCACCGTTTGTTGCGACTGGATAGGTCAGCTCACCCAATGCGGTATCAACAACCCGCTCGATGTACTTTGGCTTTATGTCTTTAGCGGTCAACTCATTGATAAAATGCTGGCGCAGTGCTGATTTATTGTGAGCGCTAAAGCCGTCTGTCATGTAGTGATAGCAAGCTGATTGGATGGGCGTCAAGCAAGCAAAGGCTTCGGCAGCGGCTCGGTCAAATTGTTTACGCATAGTTTATCCTCCTTGGCTGATAAATCTATCGTATGGTAAGGGTTGTATGCAACTCTTACCCAAACCCTTACCCAACTCAAAGCCTTGATATATCTGCATTTGGATAGTGTTGGGTAAGGGTGCCAAGGGTGGAAAGGGTTATTTTTAATCCTATAGAGAAAAATATTTTTATTTGTCTGTCGTCATTAAGTCTTATAAATAAATTTCTCTTATAGCAATAGGCGCAAAAACCCTTAACACCCTTACCCAGATACACGAAAACCGCCATAGCGGCGGTCTTGGTTGGGTAAGGGTTTGTCTTTTAACCCTTTCCCAAGGTGTTACCCAACGTCTTACCCAGTTAGGTTTTGGCATAAGGCGAATGGAATTTCTGGGGATTGGGATTGTTTAGCTCATTAAAGTCATCTAACGCAATGCGCCATTTGCTAATCTCATCGCCCAGATAAGCTTCCTGATTGGGGCATTCGGTTGGTATATTAACACAAATAATTGTAGATTTCTTGCGTGTTGACATAGTTGGTGTTTTATACCATAGCAAACGCTTGTCTTCACGGGTGCCAATAAACGATAAAAACTTTGTAGCCGTGGTACTGCGCTCATTGTTTTGTTTGCACCATGTCAGATAAAACTTAAATAAATCTTGGGACAAACAAGATGAGTACGGCACCGCCAACTCACCCGCTGCCCACTCATCATAAAACGATTCCCAACTGGGCTGTGATAATTTAATTAACTGCTGTTTGGCTTTCGTCATAATAGCAGGCGTATGTTCGTTTTGCCCGGCTAAGTCCACTTTGAGTAAGTATGTGTAAAATGCTTGCACCATGTCACTACTGGGGTCATTGACTGACACCTCTACCCGTTTTAACAGGGTCGCAGGGATTTTTGCCTTAGGATAACTGACAACGTGGCGGCGGTCGTTAACCTCCAATGACAATGGCATCATGTCATTGGATAAAAAAACCGTGTTGACATAGTTGTCTTCTTTCCAACCGCTCACAAACTTTTTGCTGATATAAATCTGGTCGCCTGTGACTAGCTGTTTGACAAAGCCCATGTGCTTATAGCGGTCTTGCCCGGTAAATATCTCTTCAAACACGGTGTAAAGTTTGCCTGCTACCCAGTCATTGTATGATGACTCAAGCTGACCTTGTCCCAATGTGACGGCATACTCGCCATACACACGGCGCATGATGCGGTCAAAAAACAATGATTTACCTGCGCCTTGGATGTGGCCATGAAAAATCAGTGCCGTATCTAATTTGGTGCCAGGCTTTTGCAGCGGGATGGCAAGCCACCGCAACACCCACAAATACAAATCATTATTGTACTCACAGAGATGATGCAATAGTTCAAGGATAGGTCGGCATTTTTCTGTCGCGGTTTTGCCGTCGATATCGAGTGGCTTGAGTGGCAATCCCACAAAGGTATTAACAAACGGCTCGTCATTGGGTGCTTTGCGAGTGCGTGATGGGTCAAACCAAATATTATCAACATCAACCATCTTTTTGCGCGGGGATTTTATCCAGCTGTCAAACGCTTCTTTGTCAGACAGCTCCACTGCTTTGGCTTCAATGCGGCGGTGTTTTTGGATATCCCAAACTTCTTTGGTGCCATAGATGAGTAAATAGCGATTAAAAAATCCTTTGGCGTCGTCTTTGCTAATCAGCTCATTGCGGTCGCGGATAACTTCGTCTTGCGTGATTGTCTTAGTAGATGCCTCAAACCAAAGTTTGGCAATTGCCTTATTGCCAATATGGTCGTTAAATTGAGTCTTGGTGTACTCAACCTTTTGCTGTAAGTCATAGACTTTGTTTGTCGCACGTCCCGGTGCCATGATTTTGGCATAACGCTGCAACATAGCATTTAGGTCTTTTTGTTGCTGATCAGCAATGGCTTTGTCAGCGGGTGCAATGTCGTCATTGACTGCGGGTTGTTGCGGTGCAGCATTGACGACTGCCATAATTTGACGGGCAACTTCGCCAAGTCCGCAAGCAACGGCTAAATCGTTAAAATCTGTTAAACCGCTCACTTACGCCACCGCCTTATTTACGCTATCAAAGTTTGGAATAATCACCTCGCCGCCAACTGCCTGAGCTGCCTTAATTGCTTTACTAATCCCTGCATTGTACTCAAGCAAATCTTTGGGTTTATTGCCCTTATCGATATCAGCTTGGCGCATTTGCGTAGCGGTCGCTGTGTCATCATCAGCACAAAATAAAATTCGTGTATTTGGATAACGCTGACGCACCACTTGACCCACATCCAATAAATTACCCGCGTTAAACGCTACAAACACTGGGATTGACTGATTGACTGCTAAATAAATGCTGACACCCGTCGCCCAGCCTTCGCATACTAAAACTACCGCAGGATTGACAAATTGCGAGTCCATGCCGACAGGACAATAACAACCCTTGACTTGACCGCCAGTCATAAACATCTTGCTACCGTCATTGGCGATAGTTTGGATGTTGCGTATAACTTGCTGATTGTCAATCAATGCAATGATTGGGATAAGTAGATTGTTGCCGTCAAAACGCGCAGTAAATGGCATGACTTGCTTACGTGTCAAATAGTCGCTTTGACCCGTCATATTGGCATTATTCCAACGCTCAGATGCTTGATTGGCGGTGGTGTTTTGCGTTTGTAGTTTGGCTTGGATTTCAGCTTGCTCTTTTGCGGCTTGCTCGGCTTTCCATTTTGCTCGTTGCTCAGGTGTAATCGTTGATGTCGCACCAACGCCCAAGATACCGCCGACCATTGCCATCAAGTCATAGCCGCTGGTGTTGGTGTAAATCTCAACGAGCTTAAGCCCGTCACCAGCGCCACAGTTTGAGCATATCCAAGTGCCGTCGCCTTTTTTATTGTCGCATCTAAAGCGGTCAGTACCGTCACAGACTGGGCAAGGTTGGTGTTGTTTTGGGGCTTTATCAAACTGGATGCCAACCGCGGGAAAAATGGTATCAATCCATTTGCCATTGGCGGCGATTTTAATTGCATCGAAGTCTAGGGGTGGACGTTTGGTAGTCATGCAACACGCTCCAAAAATTTAGCCGTTTTGCCGCGGCCGTTGGCTTTGACGATGCGCAATAATTCAGCTTTTTCGAGTTTTTTAGCGGTCTGTAAAAACGTGTTGCGATTGAGATTGTGCTCATTGATAAGCGCATTGATGTCAATCACCTCATGTTCGACCAATAGACCAATGATTTTTTGCGATAGATTGCCCTCTTGTAGCTTGCCGTATTGACCCTTAAACGGCTTATGCTTGGCAGGGTCAATCATGGTAGCGGGGCATTGCGCGATTTGCGTTTTACGCGCCCATCAAACAGACTGTAATAATAATTTGGGTCAATATCGCCACGTTTTTGCGCTTCATACTTTGCCATTAGCTCAGTTTGTGGGATTCTGGGTTTACGACCTTTTTTGCTTTCAGTAGCTGTATTGTCGGATGCGCGACGTGCCGCTTGCTCTTCGCGCAGCTTTTTTTGACGCTCTATGTGTTCTGGGCTATGGTCAAACAAAAATGTGTTTGTTTGTTTGCGGGTCAGTTTAAGCGCGTTATTGGTGATGGGTGTATCTGCAACATAGCCGTTTTCTTTTTTCCATTCGGCAATGATGCGCTCTTGCTCATCAAGATTAGTTTTTGCGTAGCCTGATATCATCATTTTTCACCATCCATAACCGTTTGCGCTGTTGCTAATATCTTTTGGATTTGCCCGATTAGCGCTAAGCCAACTTTTTGCATAGCTTTGTACTCATCGCCTGTAATGCGCTTGTCGGCAATTGCAGCAAGCGTCGTGCTATTCATATCCACAAACTTTTGACCTAGCTCGACGATATCGTCAATCATTTCGCCATCATCCGCTGTCGGTAACTCAAACCAACCAGCATTGCCGTGAGCGCAACACATAGCATCCATAATCAGTGTCTTATTTTCCGCATGTGTAAGTACGTACTCAATAATGTCAGGTGATAAGGTATGGCTGTCATTGTTTGGGTTGATTTGCGCAGATACGGTGTTGTAATTAAGCCCATATTTGCCACAGATAAAATGCACCAATCCGCGCTCGCGCTTGGTGGTTTGATACACTGCCAAGTCGAGTGGCAATACGCATTTATCCGCGCGCTGTTTTGCTGTGTAGTATTGGTTCGACATATTCCCCTCGTTTTCGTCGTGTGATTATTGCTGTTTTGTTGCTATGCTGATTGTGTTGATTGAGCATCACACTCGTTAGCGGGGGCTGGAAAAATGTCAGGACGCAATTCATAGCATGGCACCCCAGTTACTTCGCTGATTTTTACAACATACCTTGCTGAGGCTTTTTTATCGCGAGCAACCATGACATTGACATTTGATGAGGTGCGTGAAAGACCGATTTTTTCGGACAGTTCTGCGTTACCGCCTGCAATAGTTATGGCTTTTTTTAGAGCATCTAGCATTGATGACTCATGAGCATTTGACATTGTAATTACCTTTGTATTTAAAACTTAGGCATATAATTACATTTGTAATTGAATATGTCAATTACTTTTGAAACTGGTAAATTATTACATTTGTAATTATTATCGCGGAAAATTGACACTCAAAGTTACTGGAGTTCGCATGTACGCTGAATTAGACACATTAGGGAAACGGGTAAAATATTTTCGTGAGCAAAAAAAATTAAGCCAAGCCCAACTTGCTAATATGGTTTTGGCCAAAGATAAAAACACCGGTGAGCTGCGACCGATTGATCCGTCTGTGATTGGTAATATCGAAAATAGAGACAGTAAAAAAAGCCAACATACAGCAGGGCTTGCAAAGGCATTGGGTGTGAGCATGGAATGGCTTGCGACTGGCGAAGGCGAACCTGTACAGATGCCAGTGCGTGATGAGCCAAAAAAAGATGTTGTGTCTGAAGAATCAGCATTTGACTATGTTGTCATTGGTGGTAGCACGGATTACCCACTTGTTTTGGTTGATTACCTGGACAAAAAAGCAAGCTGTGGCGGCGGTTATGTCAATGGTGAATATGAAGAGAAAAAAGGACAAATAGCCTTTACGGTTGAATTTTTGCGTGAAAATAAATTACCAATTGACGGTGATGGCTTAGTGCTAATGCACGCATGTGGCGATAGTATGGGTTATACCATCCCAGATGAGACAATGATGCTGGTCAATCGCAAAGAGTGTCATTTTGAGAACATGATTAGCAAAGAAGTCTATACTTTCAACGCCGATGGTGAGATGATTTGTAAGCGCGCCTTTAAAAATTTGGACGGTTCAATCACGCTGGTATCAGACAATACGGATAAAACCCGTTATCCCGACCAAATTGTTGATAAGGACAAGTTTAATCATTTTGATATTTTTGGGCGTGTACGGTATACCTTTAACAAGATGTGAGGCAGTTATGGATTTTGTCGCATTGGATGTAGAGACGGCAAACTTTGACATTGGGTCAATTTGCCAGATTGGGATTGCGAAGTATCGACAAGGCAAACTCATTGATACGTTTGAGAGTTTGATAAATCCAAGATGTTCGTTTAGTCAAAAAAACATCGACATACACGGTATTACAGCCAGTACCGTCAAGGATGCACCCAACATATTTGATATCTATGGCAAAATCCTACAATTTGTAGGTGATGATGTAGTGGTAAGTCATACCAATTTTGACCAAAAAGCGATTATCACTTGTTTGACCAATGCCAACTTACCGTTACCCAACTGGCAATGGGCGGATAGTAGCGTGATGGTGCGCTCAGCAGTTGAGAAATGGGCAAATAGTGGTTATAGCCTTGCAAATGTATGCCAAGCCTGGGGTTATCAATTTGAGCACCATAACGCGCTAGAGGATGCCAAGGCATGTGGTTTTATCGTCAATACGATTTTGCGTGAAAAGCAGTCATCTATTCATGATTGGCTTGATAAGCCATTGACCAAAGCCGTAAAATCAATAAAGCCCTACCCTAATTCTGCTCGCTCAAAACAAGGCAATACTGATGGCCGTTTTTATGGCATGGCGATTTGCTTTACTGGTGAGCTGAGCATGAGCCGTGAGCAGATTGCCAATTTAGCAGCCAAACATGGCTTTGATGTTAAAGCAGGTGTCTCCAAAAAATTACATTATCTAGTAGTTGGTACACATGAAGTCAGCCTACTTGCAGGGCATGACAAGAGTAGCAAACACCGAAAAGCGGAGGATTTAATCGCCCAAGGCGTCGAAATACAAATAATTACAGAAAGAGATTTTATAAAAATAATTCAAATGTAATTAAATTAAGCCATATTAACTACAAAAGTAATTGACATTATAAATTACAAATGTAATTATATATCCATGCTCAACAACATGGATATATCGTTATGCTCACTATCACCACCGCTGATCCAAGCAACACCCAAACCAAGCTAAAAAGAATTATCGAAGTGCCGCGCTGTCCTGGCAAGTCTCGGCTTGCCAAAACCATTGTCAACATCCCAGGTAATACCCCGCTCGAAAAACTTAACGAAATCTACCAATCGCTGATTGATGATGATATCGACCTTTACAACCCACATCTTAATGTCCGTGACGCTTACATCAAACACGTCGAACAGCAAAACGCTGACCTCAAGACTCAAATCAACGACTTACAAGACCTATTAAGCCAGTCGGACCGCGTTATTCTTGCGCTAATCGCCTCACTACTCGTATTTGCGGTCATTGCTGTCGCAATGGTTTGGGGATAGTGACATGACTCAACAAACCTATACCCCTGACTGGTCAAAAGCCCCTACCGATGCCAACTGGCACGCGCGCGATAGCGACGGCTGTGGATTTTGGTACAACAAGCGCCCTGCGCCAAGCCGCGATTTTTGGGCAGCAGGTTGTAGCTTGACCATTGCTGATAACGATTGCCCTGTTTTAGACCAAGCCGCTGCGCTAGACAACTGGCGCGACACGCTCACAGTGCGACCTTTCCAAGACCGCGATATTCCACAAAATCTATCTGATTATTTTACCGGCAAAACGCCCTTTATCACTGCGTATGTTGATTTATTGCTTGCGCGGATGGCTCATACACAGTCTTTTTCAGATGACGATGACATTATCACGTTTTTTGAGCCGTTTGATGTCATTACATTTGATGACATCAATCAATCAAAATCATACGCCATAGTTTTAACTTCAACATTAACTCCAACCGGCAGGATAACCCTTAGTAATTACATGGTGTTTGAGGACAAAGTTAAATGGACTTTATATGCAAATGAGCAGTTTAAAAGTCGTGAATACAACTTTCGCACCATCACCGAACTTGAAGCCGTGGAATTTCGCAAAGCAATGGAGGCAGTATATGGCTAGTCAAAAAACCCCGTCACAGCTATTTCGCCAGCTCACCAAAAAGGCAAATTTGAGCAATCAAGTAAGCGCGGATGCGTTTATCCAAGCGCAGCAAATTTGGTCTGATTACGTCAACACAGTGACATCAAAGCGTAACGCTCAAGACGTCAAAGACGTGTTTGCCAAGCTAGTGATTGTCAACAACCAAATCCACTGGGGTTTATGCAAGATTGAGCCGACGCAATGGCATAGCTTTTGTACCCTCTTTTGTCTCATCAAAGACAGCGCAGACAATGGCACAATCCTTGAGCCATTGGACGATGACGCTGCCAATGATGATAGTAATGATGCGGAGGCTGCGTGATGGGACCTTTAATTGTTGCAGTCAATGGCGCGGCTGGCATTGGTGTCACATCAGCTTGTCAGCGTCTTTATCATGCGCTCAAGCACAAATACAAAATCAAAATCGTATCTTTGGCAATGTATCGTGACGTGTATAACTTTGAGCTTGCTTATTTGGCTAAAAAATACGATGCCTATGACATCGTCATCATGGACAGACACTCAAACGTCACCAGCGTCATCAATAAGCAGCTTAAAAATAGCTTGTTTACGGATGATAGCATTTGTCCAGATATCAGCTTTGTGTTGTGTTGTCACTATCAAACGTACCGTAAACGCGTTGGCAATACTAACAACAAAACTTTTGCGATTATCAACGGTTACTCAGATGCGGCGGCTGCCATATTTGGTACAGACAATCATCACCGGGTGAGCGTCGAAGGTGACTATGGTCACTTGTCGGCATGTGCTGACATGTTGCGCCTCATCAACAAAGTAATGGAGCATCGCTATGCAACTCACGCTGTCACTTAATCGCCGGACTCATTTATTTATTAGGGACGGTAAGTTATTTTTTAAGTTATATAAACAAAACAAGTTTAGTGATAAAAAAGACTTTGCTGTCCTAACCGATGTATCAATTGAGCAAGCTGAACAGATACACAAATGGCTGGGTGAAGTGATAGCGGAGTGCAAGCAACCGCCAACTGCAAGCAACGCCAAGTCAATCGATGAACGTATTGCTCAAATTAAGCAATTACTTGTGAGCGCTCGACATGACTAAACGCAAAATATCAAAGTCAACTGCTGCCGCCAAGCGCAAATCACGGTTAAAAACGCATAAAGCACAAGCCATTATGGATGTGTACGAAATGGCAGCAATGACACCAGAACAGCGTGAGTTTGAGGTGGAATTGCAGCGCGTCAGTCAGTACGTTAAGACCCATCATGCTCACCCCGGCGTACTTAACAAACGCGTTGGCTGCAAATACTGTGGCTGGGTAAAAATATCGGCTTGTGGACGTAAAGGCAATGAGTACATGCTCAACCGCATTAAAGCGATGCAGTTTTATGGTGATTGGTGCCCAAGCACGAAGCTTGATGAGATTATTCCGGATGAGTTTACCGATGACGGGGTCAAACGCTGCTATCACATTGACTCTTTTATGACAGATATCGTGGGTACTGAGTACGAGATCGATACGCAAAAAATTTATAACCCCAAGTCGATGACTGATTTGCAGCTACAAGTCGCTAGCTTGGTGCGTAGCATTGCTGAGCAAGACGGCTATTTGTTTGATTTTGATAAATCGTATGTCGAGATACGCGCATGAGGCGGCGATTGCGTCATCCCAACCACCGTATCACTGATAACGGGCACTATGTTTGCGGTTTTAAACGCAAGACGGATGGTTACTCTGGACGGGTAATTGAAGATGGTGAAGGCAATTGGTTGCCCGTACCAGGCTATGCAACTTGGGACAAGCAAGGTCAAGCGATTGACCACGAATTTGGCAATCTGGTAAGAAGGAAAAATAGTAATGACAGTCTTAGTTGATAAATTGGAAAAAGAGTTAGCTAGAAATTGCCGTCTCAACAATTGGGATTTAGGGTTTCAAGCGGCTATTGATATCGTTAAGCGGCATAGCGATTGGCAAAACCTATCAAGCGATACACAGCTACAAGATAATCAGACTTGTATACTAATAATGCAAAATAACTCCGATGAGTACCCTGTTATTTATGATGTTGGGCTTTATCGAAAAAATGAGAATAGTACGGCTTGGCTAAGTTTAACGAAACCTGAATCTTATATTGATGAATCAAAAATTCTAGCACTACATCTGATTGAGCCGCTAAGCGAGGTGCAAAATGTCTAATCGCTACACAATTGAAATTATCGCCGATGCCCCGCCAAGATTATGCCTTGGCGATGTGATTGCGGGTGGACAGATTGTCGGCATCAACTGCGCCAATGATGAGCCTGATATCGTAAGCGCAGCTTGGCTTGCCGATAAACTGACACTGAGCAAATCAACCATCGTCAATCGCTGCATCAATATCAATATCGGCACAAATGGCAAACATCTTTACAACCGTGAGCAAGCAGTTGCCCTGCTCACTACATCCGCACCCAAACGAGGCAGACGCCGCGCAAGTTAAAAAGACCCGCATTGAGCGGGTTTTATTTTATCTCTACATCATCAAAGCGCTCATAGCGTAGCGTATCAGCAAAGCCAAGATTAAACCCTTCGTTATATGACGCCATATAAGCTTTTATCGCATCATGGTTTGTATCAAGTACTTCTTTTAGTTTGTCATCAATAATGATTTGCTCAGTGTACTTGCCAAACGCAAAGCCATGCCCAAATGCTGTCTCTTTAATCTCATCAATCGTCATCACTGCCTCCATACATTGCATTATATAATTCGTCCGCAGTTGGATTGTAATATACGTTTAATAGCGTCTCAATCTTTTTATGACCTGTGATTTTTGCTACAAGCTCAACGGGCAATTTTTGCGTTTTAACAAATCGACTGATTGCCTCATGCCTGGTATCTCTAAACTGCAAATCTTTGATGCCGGCTTTAACACATGCACGGTCAAACGCGGTTTTAAATGACTCGACATTAACGACAAACAAATTATCTTTTTTATCATGCTTATTATAACTGGGTAAACAAGCAAGCAGCTCACGCATGATAGGTGATAAAGGCACGTCGCGCGGATCATCCGTCTTTGTCACGGGCAAATGCACATGATTTTTATGCACATCGCCCCACGTCATACCAAAAATCTCACCTCGTCGCATGGCTGACTCAATTGCCCAGATAAGACACCAACCAACATAATGTTTACCCAGCGTTGGCGTTTGCCTAACTTGATAATCACAGGCTATAAGTAGCGCATCAATCTCATCTTGAGTGATACGCCGATAGCGGTCTTTATTTTTACTTGGCTTATGTACGTCCAAGCATGGGTTTTTATCAATGATAAATAGATTTTTGACTGCATAACTAAAAACAGATGACAGATAACTAAAATCACGCAGTACAGTAGAGGGTGCCACTTTTTGCAGCCGCATATCACGGTACCTGGTCAAGTCTTGAGCGGTGATATCGACGACACGCATCGATGTAAGCCAGCTATAATCACGTGTTATCATGCGCTGGTAGTCGAGGTCCGTGCGCTTGCCCTTGGATTGACGACGCGCTGACTCATACTGTATCGTCATCAATTCGCCCAGCGTAAGCGGTGAGCGTGTGTCAGCCGTGGGCAGCTGACCAGCTTTGGCTTCGAGTAATTTTTTACTGGCCCAGGCGTGGCACTCTTTGATCGTATCGCGCGTGGCAGACATACGTTTGCCGTCAATCATGATCTCAATGCGGTAGGCATCACCGCGTTTGCGTGGCGTGGGTAGTTTCATTGGCAAAATATTGGCGTAATTATGGCGTAAATTAATACGCATTTTACGCAT